ACGGAACCTTTGGAATTGTCATGCTGCGGTTCGATGTAACGCAATTCTCCATCGTTAAACCGTTGTAAGATCGTTGCATGTCCCCCTCCGGATTTCCATCCTATACTCAGCTCGTAAACTCCCTCATCCTTGCAGGTTTCTTCAAAAAATTCCCGATACCGTTTAGGAGTCATTTTCATATATTGTTTTGATGCCATCCAGCCGGTGATGCTCGTGTGTTTTGCTTGTGTGCCATCTATGTTTTTCCACACTTCCCACGCGTTTGTCCCCCTGCTCAGATAGTCCAGTTTGGATCCTGGCGTGTTACCCTTTGCTGTAATGTCAAACCCTTTTAATCTTAAGGCATAGGCTGGCGCACAAGTCTGGCAGTTGATTCCATATTGTCTGTCGGCAGGTTTGAAATCCGGATTCTTTGAGAATTTGTTTCCCTGTTTGTCCTGGTATAATCCTTGAGGGTCCGGGATGAATTGTTCCTTATGCTTCGGGTTGGCGTTCTGTTTGTCCGCTTCCTCTACTGTCATGGGTTTCCCTTTGGTGATTCCAAGTGTTTTTTCCATTTGCAGGTTGTGTCTGGCTATGGCTTCTTTCTCTTCCAGTGTCAGGTTGTCCGGCATTTCCGCTATCATTTCCTTGATACGCAGTGTCAGTTTGTCCACTGTCTTCTTTGCTCCCCGGTGCGCATCCTTTTGATATGGATGCTTGTCCGAGAAAAGTTTTGCGTCCTTTCCCGGGTTGTTTTCCAGTCCGGGTTGCGGTTTGTTGTCCGGCCCGCTTCCCGGTACCGCTGTCGGCGCTTCATCCGTTGAGGAGAGCGTACACTTGCAGTTCCACCGGTCCCCCGGCCTGTGTTCGTTCCAGAACGGATCATCGACGGGGCGTATGGTTCCCCAGAACACGCGGTGGTCCGCTCCCGGGTGTACGGATGTCGAGGGCATCCATTTGAGGTTCGGCAGGATATCCTTCTCCCGCTCGAACTGTCTCCAGTCGGCCGCCTGATGCGCCCGTATGACTGCCGTGTCGTATTCGGTACGCAGCCAGTGGACCATCTGGTGGTTCGCTATGGGCATGACAAGTTTCAGCCACTGTTCAAACGGCCTTAAATTGCCGTTTTCGTCCAGCAGCAGCGCCGCCATGTCATTTTGTGCCCGGTGTACCTTGAACGCGGCAAATACGGCGTTGTTCGCACGTATTTCGCGGTAGAAGTCATAATCCGGATCATCGGCTTTCCGTGTCCCGAACCCCTTGTCGGTGGCGTTGTTCATCGTTTTCCACGTGGCCTCGAACAGGTTCTCCTCGATGTCGGTCATGGGATGGAACTCCTTGCCGTATATGTTCTTCAGGGCTTTCTTCAGTACCTCCTCATCAAAAGAAAACACGTTCTCCACCTGCTTGTTTTCCAACCGGTAGAGGTCGTTCATCACCACTCTAAAACTGCCCCGTCTTTCCCCGGGGCTTTCGCGAAAAAACGTTTCAGCCAGTTATACGCGTTTTTAAGGGCGTTTTTCTTCTCTTTGGGAGTCTTTTTGCCGGTCTCCGGCATCTCCTCCTCTTCCTCCTCCCGTTCTCCGGTGGTTGCCGCTTTCTCTTTCGCCTTCTGTATTCCGGCCGCTCCGGCTTCCTGCCGTTTTTTCAGTTCGTTGTAGTCTGCCGGCTTCTCGACCCCGAATTCCTCGTACAGATAATCGTCTCCCACCGGCAGGCCGAAGTTCGTCCGCAGCTGGGTGAGGATGCTCATCTTCTTCTCCGGCTCGATGACCTTCTTTTCCGGGTAGCAGAACTCGCCTCCGGTGGTGTCTATCCCGAGCATGGCGAATATGTCGGTCATGTTGTAGTTGAGCACGTCCAGGATGTCCTGCCGGTCCGCCAGCGTGACTTTCTCCTCCACGTCCTTGTGGACGGTTCCGAGTGCCTGTGTTCCCTTGTCCGATGCCTCGGTGGTGAGCGTGTTCCCGAGGAACAGTTTCGATATCTCGCTGTTGCACCGTTCGCAGAGCTTGTCATACAGGTCGGAGCTTCCGGTCTTGTTCGCCGCTTCCCTGAGTTCCATCATTGTTTCCTGGGCGTGCACGAATACCGACATGCTTCCGGTACTTTCCGCATCCGCCAGCGCCCTCTGCCGTGCCTCGTCGTCATCCGTGGGATATGTGTATTCCCGGATAGGTGCGCCGAACACTTCCGCGAACTGCGCCCAGTCCGCCACGTCGTTCCGCTTGTATATCACCCATACGGCCGCCTTTGCGAGCATTCCGAGCTCTTCAGGTTCCCCGATGAAGAGCAGGTCGGGGTATTCGTCCCAGGATGTTCCGGTGGTGTCCGTCTGGTGGCGCAGTATGAGCCTGCGCACCGGATCCACATGCTTGCGCGGTATCCGGTCGTAGTTTACCCATTCCCCCTTGCGGTAGAACTGTACGAGCGTGAACCCCCAGAATTTCGCGTCCAGGATGTCGCCTATGAGGCGCCGGAACCACGGGGAGCGTATCTGTTCGTTTACCGCCTTGTCCGGTTTTCCGTTACGTCTGAACTCGATGACGGAGGATAGCACGGCGTTTTTCCGTTTCTCGATGACACTTGTCAGGTGCGTGTCCATGAGAATGTCTTCATACAGGTCGTATAATCTGAACCTTCTGGAGTAATCCACGTTCTCGAAGGCCCGTATGGCCAGCATATAGTCCGCTATGTCTATGCCGAAGCGTTTGGGCTGTGTCAGTATGATGGTTGCGGGTCCTTTCTGCCCGGGCCTCGGCAGGTTTCCGCTTTTGGTTATCTTTCCGGCCCTTTTCTGTCTTTTGCTCATGTTACCAGTGGTTTACACGTTTACGGTTGCTTTTGATAAGGAAATTTGATTTTGCCGCCCTTGTCTTTTCGGGCAGCAGTGGCAGCCCGTCCACGGATATCTCCTTGGCCGCTACCGCCTTGAGCCATTCGACGGCCCTCTCGTAGCGTTCCTTGCGGATTCCCCTTATGTTCTGTGGGTTGTGTATGCTGACGATATGGTAGATGGCTATGTCTATGGCCATCATCAGTACGAGCTGGCTCCGTCCGTCTCCGGTCTGGGTGAATATCCTGTCACAGTCATAGCGCTTGGAGAGGTAACACCGCATCTCTTCGATGGCGCGGTCCTCGCATATCTCCACGATGGCGTCGTCCTTCCTCGTGGTGGCCTCCAGTATGTCCCGGTGCATGCTCGCGTCGTAGTCTGAAAGTTCTATAAATTTGCTCATGTGGGTAAAGTATTAAAGTTTACAGTCTGTACTTGTTGTGCGCCCGCATCTTCCTTGTGGAGATGACGGCCGGTTTTTCGGTCTGGTGCGCCTTGCGGTCTATGATGCGGTTTCCCCCCTCCACGCAGTCGGGCCCGTCGGCCGGATACGTCAGCATGAGGTTGAAGAGGCTGAACTGGTCGGTGAGCAGCTTCATGTGCGGGTTGTCCTTTTCCGCCTCGTTGAAGATGAGGTTCCCTTCGCTGTTGAGGGGTTCCAGGTTCGTCTCGATACGTGTGGCCTTGTCCGTTTTCTTCTCCTCGTCCCCCTGGATGTAGAGGGATATCTTCCTTTGCCGGCGTATGCGCCTGATGATGGGCTGGAACACCTGCTGAAAAAAAGGGTCCTGCAACTTGTTGTTCTCCATGTAGCAGTACACGTTCGTTTTCCCGTTCACGAATTCCAGCAGTCTGATGTACCATTCGATAAACGTGGCGTTTGTCTCCCTTCCGAGGAACCCCTTGATGACGTAGAGCTTTCCGGCCAGTTTGCCGAGCAGGAACACCGCCTTCGTGGAGCTCTTCTTCGTCTTGTTCTCGCCGGGTGCGGGGTCACCGTAGATGACCAGAAACTTGAATTTCGAGAGCGCCGGCACTTTTCCGTAGATGATGTCCTTGAATATCTCTCCCTCGGCTACCGGGTTGTTGAAGAATTCCTTCTGCCGTGCCGCCGCGCTGACCAGTGAGAGGAAGAGGTCTATATCCTCTTCCGAGTTTTTCTGCGGCCACACAGAGACCCCGTTCCTGTCGCGTATGTTGATGATGTCCACGTGCCCGATGCCCTTTTCCTTCAGTTCCGTGGCCTTTTCAATGGCCCTTTTTATGCAGCAGTCCGCTGCGATGATGTTCCCGTTGAAGAGTATGCGGTAGTTTCCCGATACGGACATGGTCGGTATCAGGGCTTCCTCCAGCCATTTCCATTTTATCTTGATACGTTCCGGGTTCCGGCATTCCTCGTCGGTATCGATATCGTCCACCAGGATGAAGTCCGGCCGGAAGTTCTTGTTACGGGTACCGCGCGGTGACTGCCCGGCCCCGATGGCCCGGAAAGAACATCCCGCCATGATGGTAAATTCCCCTGTTTCCCAATATCCGGGTTTCTTCTGCATCCCGTAGTCCTGGATGATTCTCTGGTTTTCCTCGAAGTTGGCCATGAAAGGAAGCAGGAGCCTTTGGGCGTTGTCCTGCGAGTTGGAGATCAGCAGTACGTTGCGTACTTTTCCTGTAATTGCCAGTTTTGAGATTTCCATCATGGACCGTGCGGACTTCGCCAGCTCCCGCGACCATGCGCGTACCTCGTACCACCGGTTGTTCCTTGCCAACCTTCTGGTGGCTTTCTTGTGGAAGTCCGCCGCCTCGCATGAATAGTACATGGCGAAGTAATACCGGAACCACTCCTCGTCATCCTTTTCGAGCCTTTCCCTGCGTGCGCGTATTTCCGCTTCCGTGTCCGAGGGGTTGATGTCCGAATTCTCGCGTATGGATGCGATCAGTTCCTCCCATTCGACAAGTGCCGTGCGGTCCTGCGGTGTAAGTCTTTTCTTTGCCATGGTTATGAGACTTTTGATTTTACGAACGCGTCAAGCAGCGGCGTCACTTCTTTCGCCTGCGTGGGGTCGGACGCGCGCAGCCATTTAAGCAGGTCGGAGAATACGGATATGATGTCCGAGAGCCCGACTTCCGTCTCCATCTTCTTGATGGCGTTCGACAGTTTGGATATGGTGTCGGCTTCGGCTGTGTTCGGGAAGCGTTCCCCCGCCGGTCTGGCCATGATGGCGTTGTTGAGCTCGGCCAGCTGGCGGTACAGGCTTTTCAGTTGCTCCTCGCGTGTGATGGTGATGGACGTCTTGAGCATCTCCCATCCGTTCTTGCCTATCCAGTTGTTCACCGTGATGCGTGACACCCCCACGCGTTCGGCTATCTCCTGCTGCGTGAGGTTCTCTTTCAGGTAGAGCGTCTTCGCCCATTCCCTTTTTTGCTGCATGCTTAGTTCGGTCATATTTCCTCCTTTTTTACGTGCAAAATTGATAAGGAAAAGGGGCGGAAAAAAACGCGTGCCGCATGATGACACTTTAAAACTTCATGACAGCGTTTTAAACTGAGTGTGATGAATATGCGGTTTGAAAAACGGCTTTAATCCCCCTAATTTCGCACCGTGAACTTCGCGGGGAACACCCGCCTAAAAGACTATATAAGCATGAAAAAGTTTTTCAACATCATACCCGGGGAAGACGCCTGTTGTATCCTCCTTTACGGTGACATCGGTGATTATGACGGCAATGTGCGCAGCGGGGATATCGCCCGCGAGCTTCTGGAGGCCGAGGCCTTGTCCGGCAGGATTGACGTTCGTATCAACAGCAACGGCGGCGAGGTGTATGCGGGCATCGCCATTTTCAACGCCCTGAAAAACAGCAAGGCTGACATCACCATTTACGTGGACGGCATCGCTGCCAGCATGGCCTCCGTCATTGCCCTTTGCGGCAAGCCGGTGCAGATGAGCCGTTATGCCCGTCTGATGCTCCACAGTGTCCAGGGAGGCTGTTACGGCAACAAGGAGGAAATGCAGGGATGCATCCGCGAGATCGAATC